CCCATCTTCGGCGGGGCAAACATCCACTTCCGCACCACTCAGGACAAGGCCAAGGCTCTCCTGGGCAAGGACATGAATGGCATCTCGTTCGACGAGGCAGCCTTCGAGCCACATCTTCTCATGATCTACCAAGAGGTTCTGAACCTCCGACGACTCTCGACAGGTGGACAGCTACACTTCATTGGCACACCGACTGAGGGTATCAACGACTACGCAGACCTGTGGGAGCTGGGGAACCCAATCAACCCAGACCGCGATGACCAGTTCATGAGCTTCCGGCTCTCGACTAGGGACAACGTAGGGTTCGGTCTCAACGCCGCAACGTTCGACTCCATCGTGCGCCAGCAGGCAGAGTACCTGATCCCACAGAACATTGATGGGTACTTCATCGAGGCGAGAGATGCGTACTTCAACGCAGACATGATCGACAAGTGCTTCGTGGACTTTGAGGAGGAGATTGCTCCGACCAAGGGCCGCAGGTACTCACAGGGCGTAGACCCTGGCATTTCATCCGACGCGACGTGGGCAATCACTATTGACTACACGGAGCGCGACATGATGGTAGGTGTACGGTGCCGACGCAAGGTTGGCAAGCAGACAATCCCATCGGTGGTAAACATGGTGCGAGAGGGGCACCTGCTCTACAACCAGGATGGGGCTGCATGCACCAGCACCATTGACTCGACTGGCTTCGGTGGGAAGCTTTTCCGCCAGGAGTTCAGCATCATCAAGCCACTGAGGGACTATGACTTCGGTGGCACGAGAGCCAAGAAGCTGGAGCTTCTGGCAGATCTCAAGGCCGTGATTGATCGGCAACAGCTCAAGCTCCCACGCAAGGGTGCTTGGATGGAGCTCCGGCGCCAGCTGCTGGGCTACAAGCTAGATGACAAGAAGCTGGAAACTGATGCCGTAATGGCACTGGCGCTGTCGGTGAGGCACGCGACCAGAAACCCTTCGAACCCGGTGACGAAGCCTGTGTTCAGCTATTTTGGGGAGATTGCAAATGCCTAAAGACAAACTAAAGATGACCTCTGGGTCATTCGTGGATGGGAAGGAAGTACCTTCTCTAATCACGACTGATCCTAACGTCGTCACTCCGGGTAATATCCAGGGTATCAAGAAGGCTATCGAGAACGCCCGCAAGGAGATCCGTGGCCAGAAGACTGCAGCAGTTGCTGCTCCTGGCACACCAATCAAGACAGAAGCCACGCCAGCCGCTACGAAAGGCCGTAGGGCACGCGCACTCCCCAGCGCTGTTGCTAATGGTCGCACGAAGAAGGCTGGTTCAGGACGCACAATCAATGACGCCCTCATCTCCGGCGGCAAGATGCGCGTTGCCAAGATTAATCCAAAGTTCGACCGACTGCAGGCCCTCACCGCCGAGCAGAAGAAGGGCATGTCCCTGGAGCGCCAGCGCCTCAACCAGCTTGGCGAGGTAGCTGAGGAGAACGAGGACTTCCTCCTGGCACTCGAGGCCATGAACCGCAAGCAGCTGGTAGAGCCGGAGCAGAACCGCATGCGTGCGATCTACCGACGCTACGACCACTACTTCCATCCTAACACCTTCACCCTTGGTGGTGCGGATCACTGGGCAGAGGACCCAAGCGCACGGCTCTCAGGCCGCTCGCACGTGTCGGTCAACCTGCACGCTTCCTACGTCCAGATCCCAGCCTCACTGCAGGCTGTCACCCCTGTTATTAACTACGTCCCAACTGGCCCTACCGAAGGCGAGCGAAACCAGGCTTCACGCAGAGAGCGTCTCATGTACGCTTGGTGGGATGCCAATGACATGGACCTCAAGCTCGAAGAGGCAGCTCTTCTCAAGGCCCTGTACGGCAACACCGCTGCCAAGATCTTCTGGGATCCGATCAAGAAGATGCCACGCATCCAGATCGTTGACACCCCAGAGAACCTCTACGTTGGCTACGGCAGCTCTGACTACACCCGTGTAGATTGGGCTCTGTACAGCTACGGCCTGTCCCCACAGGCTGTGCTAGAGGAGTGGGGCGTTGACGTGATCCCGGTACGAGATGGCAACCAGTGGTTCCCATACACCTCGTCCAGCACGCATGACGACCCAATCGCCAGCATCTATCTGAACAGCTACCACCGAGATCCGATCCGCTACCAGACGGCGTACGACCAGATGAAGATCGAGATCATGGACTACTGGTACAAGCACCCTACTACCCCAGGCAAGCCACCGCTCGTGTGCAACGCTATCATCGTCGGCAACACCGTCGTGAAGCGCACTGAGCACCCTGAGCTTGAGGGTATCATCCCTTACATCATGCTCCGGAACAGCATGATCCCAGGCAGCCCATACGGCAAGCCTGAGCTGTACGACATCGAGCAGCTCCTCCGGGAGAAGGACGAGAAGATCACGGCGCAAGCCCAGATGATCCACTCCGTCGTTGGCGGTCAGATGTGGCAGCTCACTTGCGCCGAGGCTCCCGATGAGGTCCCGGCCAACGCCATCCCGAAGCCAAACCAGGTCGCTACCCCTGGGGCCGGGAACCGCATTGAATCCATCAACCCATTCATTCCTCAGTTCCAAGTAGAGGATTACAACAAGCGCATCGACCGTGAACTTGCAGTCGCCTCTGGCTTGAACGATCTTCTACTTGGACTTGCTCCATCTAGCGTACTTGGCTCGAGCCGGGCGATTGCGCAGCTCATGGCCAACTACGAAGCTCGTATCTCCCCGAAGCGCAAGCTCCTATACAGCTGGATCCAGCAGGTATGGGAAGTGTGCGCACGCGTGTGGGAGAACAAGGACAAGGCAGTTGCCAATGTCATCGATGGCGAATACTCCATCATGCTGACGCCTCCAGAGCTCACACCACGAGACACCATCGAGCTTGCTCAGACCGCCATTAACCTGGTGCAGAACCGACTCTGGTCGGCAGAGCGTGCAATGGATCGCATGGGCGTAAGCGACCCAGAGGGCGAGAAGGACCTGATCCGCGACGAGCAGACAGACGCCACGCTCAACCCAGCTGCGGTACAGACGATGGGTGCGCTCATCCAGATGTTCTCGCAGATGCAGCAGCAGGCTCCTGAGGCAGCTCAGCAGCAGGCAGCAGCAGGGCAGGCAAGCGCCATGGAGGCTATGGCCAGCATGAATCCACCGCAGGGTGGCATGCCAATGCTGAACGCTCCAACCGATGGCGCCGTGCCGCCACAGGAAGCTCTACCTCAGAACGCGCAAGAGGGCGGGGCAGATCTAATGTCAATGCTTCAATCAATGCAGGGAGGTAACGAATAATGGCCCGACGTGGTAGCTTCGGCAGATCAGGCACAACACAGAACCTTTCTGTACTCGTGTATCAGCTGGTCAAGGAGCAGATGAGCACAGATCTTACGAACATCCTTAATGCCTACGAGACCAATATGAAGGATGGTAGATACACCACCCAGTTCAATGGTCAGAACGTAGACGGCGAGTACGTCATGACGTACCTGTCTCAGATGCTTGCTGGGTTCCCACCCGGATCAACTGAGTACGAGACCCTTAACTCGCAGCTGTCAACATTCCGCTCACGGTACCAGCGCGATGTCCAGAACCTTGTTATTGATTCCATGAACAATGGAACCCAGATTGACTTCGGCCTACTTGGCCCTGCGTTCTCCAATAAGGGGATTGCAGAGGTAGAGCTTTCCGACGTCCGTAACTGGGCAGATGGTGAGATTGCTGCCTTGCTCGAGAACGGTGATAGCGCCCAGGCGGACAAGATCAAGGGCGCAGTCTTCGTTGCCGGGTTTAACGTTGAGAACGATGGCAAGGTTGCCGCCGTCAACAATGAGTCTATGACCAGAGGGCAGTACAACAACTGGCTGAAGGGCCAGCTGCAGGGGGCTCTCGACGCTGGCTATACAAAGGACAGCGAGACATATCGCGGCATCCTCAAGCTACAGGCTGAGGCTGCGAAGCAGGCTAAAGTTGAGGGTGAAGGTAAGGCTGCAGAGTCAGTTACCAAGCAGTTCAACGCCATTAAAACTGCCCTGAACGATAAGGCTAGAGACATGCTGCAGGCCTACGCAGATGCAAACGGCATTAACATGGATGAGATTAACACTTTAATCGGTAAAGCTCAGGGAAACTTTAAGTACTACGAAACCCTGCAGACACTTGCTGGTGCCATTGGCACTGGTGGAGAATATGATGGCTTCTATGGAGACATCACAAGATATGCAGGAGATCAACTTCTATCTGAGTTTAACTCCTTGGTAGTTGGCAGCCAGTCAGAACTTATTGATCTTAGAGAGAACGGCCTAGGCGGTCTTTCCGAGGAAGATAGGGTTAGAATCAAGGGTGATCTCGACGGAGAAATCGCTACGAACAACGCTTACGTATCACGAAGCGGTATACCATTCAGCGCCGGTGGGAGCCTGAGCGCACTTGATTCTTTGTATACTGGCCTAAGCTCTGCTGGCGTGTACTTTAGAAATGATGGGTCAACAAAGGTTGGGCAAGGCGGGCATCCTGAAGCTGTGTTTGACGTCATGAAGCAGTTCGGTAGTCAGCTTAAAGATGTTGAGGGGTATTCTCTTCTCAAGTCTCTTGCACAAGGCAACATCCCAGTAACTCTAATCGAAGGATCTAGCGAGCTGATCCAAGATAACAACCCGCCAGACGGCGTGATCGGCGCAGCAGAATGGAAAACAGCTTTCGAGAATGGCCTTTCACGAGACACGTTTGCTGAGATTGAGGAAGCTGCCTCGACAAAGGCCGCTACACTTGTAATGCCATCTGTTGGTGGATCGGCAACGATCTCACCAAAGAGTTTGGTATCGATTGTTCTTGGTGCCCACATGAGCAGCCACCTTCTTGCGACTGGTGGTCAGGTTGTGATGAACTCAACTGGCATGGTCTCAATCACCGACAACGCAGCGCCTGGCGGTCCTCTTGCACGCCCTGCCCTCATCAAGGTAGGTGGCAAGACCTATGGCGGTATCAGCGAGCCTATGACCATTACATCGGTCGCAGAGGGTGAGCAGGCAGCGTCTGACTGGGCTACCACCAACACAAACATGCAGATCAACGTATACAGAACTGGTGGTCCTGGCGACAAGAATGCCGGGATCTATGTCAGTCTTGTCGGAGGACTCGAAGGACCAAACGGCAAAGCGCCAAATGGGATTATTATCCCTTACGATAAGTTCAAGCGTTGGATGCGCGACGTTGCCGGTATTGACATCGACGACAGAACATTCATGGTTCCAAACTCGCAAGAGCCAGCCGCTATCAGGATTGCCTCTACCGACAGAGCAACTGCGGAAGGAATCGATATCAACAAGGCCCTTGCCGGAATCACCAACCCAGATAGCGAATACTTCATTGGTAGGTCTACTACTGGCAAGGGAGCTGGCATCATGCAGATCACAGAGGCTGGGGTTACCAGCCTGCAAGATCCTGGGTTTATTACTGATCCATCCAATGTCAAGGGAGCTATCGACGAGGCGTTCAAGAATCCTTCGGATATCTTTGCCAAGGCAACTGAATACGCCAATGCAAGAGGAGGCCAGGTAACTCAGAAGGACCTTATCAAGGCTGTCTATGCAAGCATCCCTGGCATCCCGACAACATACAACATGGATCTACAAGCTGAGCAGTTCGGTAAGTTCGGTGATGTTGGCGCAAGGGTTACCGCCCTGTTCCCAACCATTAAGTCTACCGGATCAGCTATGCCGCAAGTCCCGGTATCACCAAGTGGCTTTGTAAGACCAGACCTAGTGCCAGGAAACGCACCAGCAATCCCAAGCACTACTGGCCCAGAGCCAAGGGTATACACTCCATCCGGAGTCCCAAGAAATACTCCTGCAGTTCCTGGCGATAGCGGCAAAAAGAAGGACGATAGCCCGTTTGGATTCCTTGGCAATGTGTTCCGCAATGTACCTGACATCTTTGGAAATAGAGACGTCAAAGTTAACGGAATGACTAAGCCAGCTGAGATTAAGCCAACAACCGGAGTTAAGCCTAAAGACACCAAGCCAGTGTCGTACTCGCTCACTCCTAGGAATAGACCGCCTGGAACTGGAGGTAGAGTTTAATGCCACTGTACTACGATGATCCGCCACGAAGACTACCTGGTACTGAGGTAAGTACCAGGGATCTTCGGGTTAATCTTGACATTGGCGGAGACCAGAAGGTAAAGGATCTGCGCCCAGACGAGCAGCTGTTTGCTGCAATGGGTAGCGCGGTAACCGATACAATCAAGACTGGTATCTCCATTGGCAGCAAGCTGCCTATCCTTCCTGATGCGGTAAAGCTGGTTGCCGATAGCCCAGTTGGTTGGGCGATTGGCAGGGGGCTTGAAGCCTTGCAACTTGCGTCTAACGTCGTAAGCACTGGTGGTGCGTTCGTGCGCAAGGCAGTTACCCGCAAGGAAGATCTTCCAGCAGACATCCAAAGAATGATTAACTCCGGCGCTGATGAGATGGATATTCTGGCATACATGGTAAAGACGCAACGCGCATGGAGCAACTCGCCTGAGGCCAACCTGGTATTCAGCCTCCTGACAGATCCACTTACGTACACCCCTGCCGTGCTAGGCAAGGTTGGCATGCTTAAGCCCATTGTTGGCGTAGGCACCGGAGTTGCAGGCGGCGTAGCAGGCGGAGCAGTGGCTGGGGCAATGGGCCTCGGGCCTATCGGAGCAGTTGGCGGCGGTATTATCGGTGGCGTTGTCGGCGCAAGAAAGGCTGGCCAGTTTGCTGGCCGAGCCCTAGAGCGCTCAGGAAAGCTGCAGAGAGTTGAGCAGAGGGCACTCCTTGCCGGAAGGGAAGTAGCCCCAACCGCAGCCCGCGAGGCCGTTGAAGTTATCCCTGCTTCTATTGAAAAGGTTCCGGAAGCAGTGCAAATGCTTAAGACTATCTTTAATAAGCTTAAGACGGCTGAGGGAAAGGCTGACGCAGCAAAGCCTGGGTTCATTGATGGAGTATACGTAGATCTGGTTATTGGCCAGCTAAAGAGGGCTGTATTTAGAACTGGTAGTGGTGCTTCTCAGGCACTACAAGACGCCGTAAAGTTCTTCTCTGGAGAAAAGAATCCGGTAAGGGAAGTAGAAGAGGCTGTCAAAAATGCTGTTAAGTCCGGCAAGATTACAAAGGAGCAGGGCGACGCAAGGATTGCAGAAGTAAGAGATGAAGCGGCAAGGCACCAAGCCGTTCTCGATGCGGAGTTTGGACCTATCAGAGATCAGGTACGAAAGGCTATCGACGACGCTCTGACCCCACCCGCCGCACCGCAGGTACCCACAAAGTCTCCATCATCCTTTGGTAAGGAAGCAGAGATCGCCGCATTTGGCGGACCGCTTACTTCTTCAGAAAAACTTGCTATTGCTCTTAGCAAGCCAAGAGGCATGAACCTTAGCGAGAGACTTGCTGTTGGACGACAGGCTACCCAGGCGATTGCCAAGGCAGAGAAAGTTCTTGAGGGCGCAACAGACCCAGGGATTATCCAGGCTCAGAAGAAGATTATCTCTAACGCACAAGAGGCGATGAAGGACATCAACGCCATTGACGAAGGGATTATCTACGGAACATACAGCGCCCTGAAGGCGATGACTGAGGGCGCAAGCGGGCCGATGAAGTACCTAGCCTCTGCATTCACTGTACCTGCCCACATGCTTATGCAGAGAGAACTAGGTGGAGTTAGGCTAAATGAGCGCGTTGCGCGGTACGGCGCCGGCATCTTCGGAGACGGCGTAGCCTCTGCGTTCAACGAGCTTGTAGGTAGAGCTATTGCCAACTTCGGAATGATTGGCATGCAGAACGTCTTCCTTGGTAAGAACACATTCAGAGCAGCTAACGTAGCCGAGCGCATTGCCAAGGCATATTTCGACGCCAAGCAGGACCTCCGTATCCTTAGCGGCTCCGGAGCAGATGTTAAGTTCACGCCACAAGAAATCATTGAGCAGATGCGCACGAACGTTTCTGCTGCGGCTGCTCAGGGCGGAGACACTGGAATCGTTGGCATGTTTGACGCAACAAACCTTGAAGAGCTTACAAGGCGCATTGAGTTCCTATCCAGCGTAGACCAGCAGGCTGCTGCGCTAACTCCTGGGCGAGGTACCATTCCGCAGATTAAGGCTCTTGCCAACTACATCGAAAGCGAAATGAACATCGGTGACATCCAGGCTATTAGACGTGCCAACCCGGATGCCCCTGCTGGCCAGGTGTTTGAAAAGACGTTTGTGTCCCAGGTTAAGGAGTCAGGAGTAGAAGCATTCCACCAAGCCGGCGTTGATCAAATCAAGAACCAGATGGTCAAGCTTACATTTGAGGTTCGCAACAAGCAAGTTGCTAGGGCCATGTTCGAACAGCACGCCAAGTCGGCCACCATTGCCCTTGGGCAGAAGTGGGACGAGGTCGCAGATGCATGGCGAAGGACGTTCGAAGAGAGATTTGGCAAGTTCTACGATGAGCGCGGTCTTCCAAAGAGTGAGAAGGCTATCGACGAAGCGGCAGAAGAGATGCTGTTTGTTCAGTCAATCGGCTACTCTGGTGCAAGCGAAGTCACCGGGACTGTTAACAGACTCTTCGATAGAGTACAAGCAGCTGACCCAACGTTGATTGCAGAGATCGGGCAGGAGTCATTCGAGCAGCTACAGAACATCTTTGCAGAGATTGGCGGTAAGGTCAACGTCGTATCAAAGTACCATCTGTTTAGCGACACGGCCACAGCGCTGCGTCATGCCTACATGCTCATTGAGAAGTCAACTCCAGAAGTTACGTCAAGGTATGCAGACGATGAGGCCAGACTTGTAACGGTAAACATTGAGGACAACGTTAGCTCCAGCGTAGCCCGTAGAGCCGGATCGTACGGCGACGTAGCTACGATCAAGCGACAGCTCCAGAAGATGGCAACCAACCCTAAGGCTCCAAGGGGATACGTCAAGATCCTAAACAAGCTTATTGACGGTCTTGATAATACAAACAACCTTGATGATGTTCGTGCCATGTGGGCCAAGACTGCGGCTGATGAGCTCGACGACGTCCGAGCTTTTGGCGGCACCAAGAACCACAAGGAGATCTACGAGTTCCTGCGCGAGGCTATTGACCAGGGTCTTACCTCCAAGAAGCTTTCAGATCGGCAGATCGCAAGACTGTCGTCAGCTCTCCGCATTATCGGTTACGATGCAGACTTCATTGCAGGCCTCAACAACGGTGCCTACAGGGTTGCCCTTGCGCCAACCAACAACATGATCTACAAGCCTTCCTTCCTAGAGACAGCTGCTGCGCAAGGCGGTAGGAGAACAGGGATGTTCTCAAACAAGATTGTTCCGTTCGTTGATAACACTAGCGAAAGCGTAATCAAGGTGTCAAAGAGAATGGTGAAAAACCCAGAGTACAAGTCCACGTTCCTTCAGGAGTTTGGCACGAAGATGTTTAGCGATATCCCGCAGAAGTATATCACGGCATCTATTAGACGGCGGATGGCTTCGTACCTAGCTCGCGGCGGCCTTGGCGAAGAGGCCGTAGATGCAGTGCTTGACGATCTTATCCAGAGAGGTATCGCCAATGGAGTGTCCGCAAGAGGCCTTGAGACCACTGAGCATTACACAGCGTTCAAGAACGCCATTGATAGAGTAGGTGGGGTTGGCGCCTACGAGAACTTTGTTCAGTCGTACATGCGCAACACCGTTGATGGTGCAACGAAGTTCGACCCCACAAGGGCGGTTATGTACGCCTTCCGTGGCGATCTGGCAACCATCGGAGGAACACAGTACTTGACCGGTGGTGCAAAGGTATGGATGCCATCGATTGCAGGGTTCACAGACAGACTATACCCAACGCTCAAGTTTAAGATGAACCCAATCTACTTTGTCCAAGAGTGGCTTGAAAGCCCAACTCTAAACGCTGCCAGAGGCGTAGATGTTGATACCCTGGCCAGCATTAGTCGAGACGGTGCAGTGTCCAACGTAAGCGCTGGCCAGCTAAGAAACCTAAGTGACGTCGGCCCAGAGACTCAGAACTATTTGGACAACGTCAACTTCCTAGCTGTGTTCCGCAACGACGCCATTGCCCAGGCAACCACTGGGCGATACGATGATGTGGTCGCAGCCACTGGGCTGTGGCAGAACATCAAGACCGGTCGATCCCTTGGCAAGCTTGCCCAGAATAAGGAGAAGTACCGAGACGCATTGGCACTCGACCTTACTGCAAAGACGTTCTCTGAGACGCTAAGAAACAGAGACTTTAACACCTGGTCAGCCCTAGCCGCACACTACGGTACGACCGACGCCCGCGCAATCTTTACTAACTACGTGAACTACAGGTTGCGACTTGGCGATACGAAGCGTGTGCTCTCTGACATCGAAGCATCCAGGCCAGCAGGCGTCGGCTTCAACCGCATCCCTGACCCAGAAGGTAACGTCCGGTTCGCCGCTAAGGTAGAGCTGATCACTGGAAACAGCAAGCTCCCTGAAGAGTTGGCTGGCCAGTTTGGCGGGCAGAACCTTGGCCCAGAGGAACTCTTTGAGTACTACGTCCAGAACCCACACATCTGGAGAGCAGAGCTGGACAAGCACATGATCTCCCTGCAGGACGCTGGCTACGACATGACTGAGATCCTACCTGTTGCTGAGACCCTTCGCAAGAGGATCATCAGGTTGGAGGATGCCATTAAGGAGCAGGGCTACGTTCCAGAAGATATGCGTAGCTTCCTACCCACCGCCGGTCTTGCCGATGCGTCTGACAAGCTGGGAGAGATGCTTAGTAGGCTTGACGTCCAGAGCATTGAGCTGATCCACAAGCAGTCTGCTCTTAGGACCTTGGCCAGTGCGTCTGGCATGATCAACCCTGAGGCTATGACCGACCTTGGCGACATGGTAGTGCAGACCCTGCTAGTTGGCAAGGGCTTCTCGACTGAGGCACAGAACGTTATCGACGCTGTGAACAGATCGATTGACGCTGCCAAGAACAGTGGCGCCGACATGGTATCGGAAGGGCGGGCGTTCTCTGAGGCTGTAAGCAATGCCATGCGGGCAGAGATTGCAGCTGATCCGAGCCTGATCAAGGTGTTCCAGGAGAACAGCCTGGAGATCATCTCTAACCGCAGCGCAGAAGAGACCGTTTACAATGCTTTCCAGTACGCATACACCAAGGCTCTCGAGCAGGCAAACAAGACGACATACTACGCGTCTCAACGCTCGTTCTTCGAGCGAACCATTAACCACCCAATGCTCGGATTCTATCCGTATAGCTACATGTTTAAGAAGATCCTGCCGGAGTTCATCCAGCTACTCTTCAAGGGTGGCTTTGGTGTCAAGGCCCCGGGCGCTGGCTACTCCGCATACATGAATGTCCGTGACTACGTAGAGGCCCAGATCGAAGAAGACCCATCGTTCCGTCGAGCACTAGAGGCAAAGGCAGAGCTGATGTATATGACAACGATGCTTTTCCCAGGCGTGCCGTGGGATCTGTCGGTTGTGCCGTCCCCTATTGTAAGAAACGTCTACAAGAGAATCATGACGGACAAAGACATTACTCTCCAGAACATCCTCATTGACGACACCATCAGTAAGTTCTCTAACTTCGGCCCATTCACCTCGATCCCTCTGGCAATCGAAGGTGGGCTGCAAGCATTTGAAGATAATAGCCCGAAGCCTATCAGACGGGTTCCGTCTGCATTCCCTTCGAGCTTGGATTAAAAGGAGGTCAAAGTGACCGACGAAGTCGTGCTGAACGACCAGGACCAGTCGCAGGTCGAGCCTGCCACTGACCAGGATAACGACATCACCACTTGGAAGAAGCGTCTCGCTGGTAAGGACCAGGCTCTGACGGCTACCAAGAAGCAGCTGGATGAGATCAAGGCTGAATACGAAAAGGTTCAGACTTGGAAGCTCCAGATGGAGGAGGCAAGCCTCACAGAGTTTGAACGTGCGCAGCGACGCATCGCCACTTTGGAACAGGAACTGAAGGCAACTCGGGAAGCCGAGAAGCGCGAGCGACTGTCCAAGGAATACCCAACCTACGCTTCGTGGGTTTCGAAGGTGGAGGCTCTCTCCGATGAGGAGCGTGCCGCTGAGTTCGAAGCATTCATGAAGACTGGCGGGGCTCCCAAGCAGGAGTTCGTAGATCCAAACAAGCCGGCGAAGGGCGTTCCTTCGACCGGAAAGAAGCGCTCCTCTGAGGACATTGTTAAGGACATCGCTGCCCTTGGCAATCCTTGGGGCGAGTAAAAAAGGAGTAAATAATGGCAACGAATACGCGAGCCACGATTGACGCTGGCTCATCCAATGCTTATTCCGCGCTCATTACGGAGCTCGTTTCGCAGCAGGCTCAGGAGAACCTGCGCAACCGACTGGTCCATGCGATGCCGGGGAACTACACCTCGGGCCGCTTCCAGAAGGGCAGCAACGAGATTCGCTATGCGCGCTACCCAGACCTCACGCCGCTTGGCGTGGCGGACACCCTTACCGAGGCTGGCGCCCCGGCTGAGTATGATCTCACGATCACGACTGAGTCCTTCGTGCCAAAGCAGTACGGTAAGGTTCTCAAGATCTCGGATCTTGCGCAGCTTGACAGCCCGCATGACCTGATCGCCATTGCGTCGGAGCGACTTGCTCGCGCCGCCACGGAGTCGATGGACAACATCATCCGTGACGTCGTAGCACAGGGCACCAACGTTATGTATGCTGGTGACGCTTCTGCTCGTGCCAACGTTGGTACCGGCAGCAACGACAACCTCACCGGTCTGACCATCAAGAAGGCTGTTGCGAAGCTCAAGGCAGCAAACGTCCCAACGTTCGCTGACGGCTTCTACCGCGCAATCATCCACCCAGGGGTCGAGTTCGACCTCTTGACGGATACCAGCGCGAACGGCTTCCTCGAGGCAACGAAGTACACCAAGTCGCTCGACCTCCTCAACGGAGAAATCGGCGCGTACGCTGGTGTTCGTTTCCTCGTTTCGCCAAACGCGAAGGTCTTCACCGGCGCAGGCGGTGGCTCGGCGGACGTCCACTCGAGGTTCCTCTTTGGGCCTGACGCCTACA